GGTTCTTTATGGAGTAGTATGGGAACATTTAGTGCAGATTAGGAGATATTATGGCATTAACAGCATTAATAGGACCAGCGACTAAACTTATAGGTAAGTTTGTAAGAGATAAAGATAAGGCAGCACAATTAAGCCATGATATAGCTACTATGGCAGAAAAACACGCACAAGAACTAGCTCTTGCACAAATAAAACTAAACACAGAAGAAGCTAAAGGTAATTGGTTTCAATCAAGCTGGAGACCACTTGTGGGATGGATATGTGCAGTATCATTAGGTATAAATTTTATGGTAGCACCTATTTGTGCAGGGTTTGGTATTAATATACCACAAGCTGATATGTCTGTTATGATGCCTTTATTATTAGGTATGTTAGGTATCGGTGGTTTGCGTAGTCTAGATAAGATTAAAAAAGTAGATACTAAATCTAATGGAGTTAGAAAATAGAACAAACAATAGAAAACTTTGAGGGTACTAAGAATATCCATATAGATTCTGGTGGTAAAACAGATTTAGAAGTAGGTATTCAGTTTATTTATGATATGAGAGAACACCCAGTAGATATTGCCATAGCTACTATATATGCCATAGTTGTATATGCTGTAATAATGTATATAACTAAAAAATTTAAAACAGGAAACAAATAATGAACAGAGAAAAATTATTGGATATGATAACC